AATCGATTCTCTATTGTGTTAGCATGTCGGCAGTCTGGTAAAAGTATTAGCACGGTTATTTACATTCTATGGTATGCAGTCTTTCATCCTGAAAAGACAATTGCAATCCTTGCGAATAAAGGTGCAACAGCGAGAGAGATGCTATCGCGTGTCACGCTAGCGCTTGAGAATCTCCCATTCTTTTTACAACCTGGGTGTAAGGCACTTAATAAAGGGAATATCACATTTGGAAATAATACTAAGATTGTTGCAGCAGCGACTTCTGGTTCTTCTATTCGTGGTCTATCAGTGAATCTTCTTTTCCTTGACGAGTTTGCTTTCGTTGAGAATGCTGCACAGTTTTACACATCGACATACCCTGTTGTTTCTGCAGGTAAAGAGACAAAGGTGATTATTACTTCAACCGCAAACGGCGTCGGTAATGTTTTTCATCGTCTATATGAAGGTGCTGTACAGAATACAAATGAGTTTAAAGCATTTCGCGTAGATTGGTGGGATGTTCCTGGTCGAGATGAAGAATGGAAAAGACAAACGATATCAAATACTTCAGAACGCCAATTTGAACAAGAGTTTGGTAACTCCTTTCACGGTACATCAAACACTTTAGTATCTTCTAATACACTTCTCAGTTTGAAGGCTGCTACACCAGTTGAATTTCGAAATGATGTATCATACTATGAGAAGCCTAAAGAAGGTGTTCGATATATAATGACAGTTGACGTTTCGAAGGGAAGAGGACAAGACTATTCAACGTTTAATGTTATACGTATCGATGATCTTGGCTTCGCGCAGGTATGCACATATAGAAATAATCTAGTGTCTCCTATGTTATTTCCTGATATAATTGTTAAAGTAGCTACTCTCTATAATGAAGCGATGGTCGTAATTGAGAATAACGATGCTGGTCAAGTTGTATGCAATCATGTGTATTATGATTATGAATACGAGAACATGTTTGTTTCGTCATCAGTGAAGTCAAACGGTATTGGCGTAATGATGACAAAGAGAGTAAAGAGGATCGGGTGTTCGAACCTAAAAGATATTGTTGAATTGAATAAACTTCATATCGTAGATGCCGATACTATTAGTGAGCTATCAACGTTCGAAGTAAAGGGTGGAAGTTATTCCGCTTCTACTGGAAATCATGATGACTTAGTTATGAATTTGGTTATGTTTGCATGGTTTGTATCTTCTGATGCATTCGGTGACATGAGTGATACTGATTTAAAGTCGATGCTATATCAAGATCGAGTAAGAGAAATGGAAGACGATGTAATGCCATTCGGTATAATCAATGATAGACCTACTACGAATACTACACTCGTATATGAAGATATGATAAACGCAGTAAATGAATGGAACAATCTCTAAACATTCAATGTTATAAATAGAAATCTAATCGAATTGAAATACATCTTATTATGATTCTTATTATACAACTATAAACAACTGAAAGGAATAACAACATGGGTTTTCAAGTATCACCAGGAGTCGAAGTAAAAGAAATCGACTTGACAAATGTAATACCTGCAGTATCTACCTCTATTGGTGGATATTCCGGATATTTTCGCTGGGGTCCAGTAAACGAAATTAATCTCGTAAGTTCTGAAAAAGAACTTGCAGGTATATTCGGTACACCGGACGCTGCTCACACACAATCGTTTTTAACTGCTGCATCATTCTTAAAGTATGGTTCAGCTCTTAAAGTAGTCCGCGCAAGTAATGCTGCACTAAAAAATGCATATGCAGGATCTTTTGAGACACCAACCGGAGGCATTCAGTCAATCACATTTGATGAGGCTCCAGAAGAATTCGAGGATCTAAGTGCTGCGGTTATACTAGCAGTGTCTCAAGCCGATGACGGTACTGGTACTGGGGCAGAGCTTACGCCGAGCTATAGTCCTTTCGCCGCAACAGCTTTTGCCGCAGCAGCACAAACTTTTAATAAAACAGTATCTGCGATCGCACTAGCCTCGGGGAATTCGGGTTTGGCTGATGGTTCTTATACTGCTACTATTAGCGGTCAAACCCTTAGTTTTGACGCGCTCAGCGATGTGCTTACTATCACAGGTACAGCTCCTAGCAATATATTGTTAGAAGATGCAGTTACAACATTTACTGTTAATGAATTAACAGTCGATGTGACATACGTAGATGATATAACTGCAAATAATGCAGTTGCAAATGGTGATGTTCTCAACCTAGTTTCTAGTGTGGATAGCCAACCATTTGTTGTTACTTATGATACAGTGAATGGTAATAGTATCACATTGGGTAATTTCATTCCCGAGTCTACATTTGGTGCCACAACGCTGACAGCCACAAACGACGGTGGCTTCGTAGTTGGTAGCTTCACCATAAGTTATTCTGTTAGTCAAATTAATGTAGAGGAAGGTCAAAATTACGATATCCCAACTATCACTGTTAGTGTCAATGGCACCGATATCGATCAAGGTGGACTATTAAACATCGATGAGGCTGAGGATTTTGCTAATGAAGCAACGTTCATTCCGAATGCTGAAGCCTTCGAACTAGAAACAGATCTTCCTGGTCTGTTTTTTGCTAGATATGCTGGAGAAGTTGGTAATTCATTACAAGTAACTGTTATTAATGCTAGCACATTCGGTAATGGTGATGGAGCTGCCTCTTCATTCGACTCAGCTCCTCTAGGCAGCAATATTCATATTGTTATCACACTCGACGACGAGGAAGTTGAAGCATGGTCTGACATGAGTATAACACCTGGTGCTAAACTTGACGACGGTACAAATAACTACTTCGCAGATGTTATTAATGCTAGATCAAATTGGTTCTATGTTGCTCGTCCATCACAAGCTTCTGCTCCTGCTACATACATCTTCCAAGATGGTGCAGATTGGGACGGAGTTCTTGATGCGTCTGACGTCCAAAATGGTCTAGAGCTTTTCCGCGATGTTGAAACGGTAGATGTAAATCTTCTGTTCTCGATGGCTGATACTTCTGATACTTTACTAATTGGCAATAGAGTTCAAGAGATTGCTGTTGATCGTAAAGATTGCGTAGCATTTGTATCTCCTACAATAGCTGCTTCTACACAAGGTACCGCTCAAAATCGACTTGACGGCGTTACAGGTCAAATCGACAACCTCACACGAGATACTGATGGTTCTTATGCTGTATACGACTCAACTGCGTTGTATGTATACAATAAGTATGCTGATACTTATTCTTGGATCCCAGCTTCTGGTCATATGGCCGGTCTCTGTGCCAAGACTGATGATCTTGCAGAACCTTGGTTCTCTCCAGCTGGATTGAATCGTGGTGGTCTTAGAGGCGTTACTAAACTTGGGTTTAATCCAAATAAGTCGCAACGTGATACTCTTTATAAGAAGGGTGTTAATCCAATCGCAAACTTCCCTGGTAACGGCATCGTTCTCTTCGGTGATAAGACTGTACAGGCTAAGCCAAGTGCGTTCGATCGTATCAATGTACGTAGATTGTTTATCGTTCTCGAAAAAGCAATTGCAACTGCAGCAAAATATCAACTGTTCGAACTGAATGATGAATTCACTCGTGCGATGTTCAGAAATATGACAGAGCCTTTCCTTCGGGATGTTAAAGGTCGCCGTGGTATTACTGACTTCTTGGTTGTATGCGATGAAACTAATAATACAGGTGAAGTGATTGACACTAACCGTTTTGTTGCTGACATCTATATCAAACCAGCTCGTTCGATTAACTTCATCACACTTAACTTCATTGCTACACGCACAGGAGTTGATTTCTCTGAAATCGTTGGTAAATAATTAACATTAAAAACTTAAAATAAAGGAAAAAAATTATGGCAACATTATCAGTAGATGATTTCAAAGCTAAGCTTATCGGAGGCGGCGCACGCGCCAATCTCTTTAAGGTTATCATTAACAATCCGCCAGTAGGAGCCGGTCTTAATACCGAACTACTGTCGTTCACATGTAAGGGCGCTGTACTACCCGGTTCAGTAGTAGAAGCAATCGACGTGCCTTTTCGCGGTCGTGTATTAAAAGTTGCGGGTGACCGTACCTTCGAAAACTGGACTATTACAGCATACAATGAAGATAAGCAAGATGTTAGAAATTCATTCGAAAGATGGATGAATATCATTAACGACGTTAAAGAAAATTCTGGGGAGAAAAATCCTCGGAATTATCAAGCTGACCTGATTGTACAACAACTTGATCGTCAAGGAAAAACAACTAAGGAGTATGATATCCGCGGTGCTTTCCCAGTAAACATCAGTGCAATTGACCTCGCGTACGACACAAATAATGCGATCGAAGAGTTCACTGTTGAGTTTGCCTTTCAATATTGGCAGACAAAGGTAGCGAACTAAGTCTTATAGACATTACATACTTCCCGCTCAGGTCCAATCCCTGAGCGGGATTTAATGTATAAATAACATTATGGAATTATTTGGATATCAAATTACAAAGAGACTCTCATCAAAGAGAGATGCAGAGAAAGACATTAAGTCCTTTGCGCCGAAACCTGAAGAAGACGGTGTTTCTTCTACAGTTGCAGCTGGTGGATATTATGGGCAATATGTTGATTTAGATGGTTCAGCTTCGGCCAATGATCAGGATTTGATCATTAAGTACAGAGAAGCAGCGCGGCAACCTGAGTGTGACTCAGCTGTGAGCGATATTGTTGATGCAGCGATTGCATCGAGAACGAGCGGAAGCCCATGCGAGATCGATTTAACCGAGCTCGACCAACCAGATAGTATTAAAAAGAAGATTGTCGAGGAATTCGACAACGTACTATCGCTTTATAAATTTAATAAGAATGCTGAACAGATGTTTCGGCAATGGTATATCGATGGAAGAATATATTTTCATATCATCATCGACGAAAATAGCCCAAAAAGAGGAATTTTAGAAATACGTCCTATTGAATCTACCTTTATGAAGAAGGTAAAGGAAATACAGACTGAAACAGATACTAAGACGAATGCTACTATACAGAAGGTTGTAAATGAGTACTATATCTACTCAGAACAGTATTCGCACACTGGAGCTACATTGAATGCGCAATCTCAAGCTGGTGGAAAAGAGATATCTGGAGTAAAGATTGCGAAGGATGCAGTCATTAATGTAACGTCAGGTCTTTTAGATGCAACACAACAGCGAGTAGTTTCTTATCTACATAAGGCTCTAAAGCCGGTGAATCAACTTCGAATGATGGAAGATTCGTTGGTCATGTATCGTGTAGCTCGTGCTCCTGAGAGACGTATCTTTTATATCGATGTTGGTAATTTGCCAAAGGGTAAAGCTGAAGAATATGTACAAAGCATTATGAGTAAGTATCGTAATAAGCTTGTATACGATGCAGCTACAGGAGATATTAAAGATGATCGTCGACACATGTCGATGCTTGAAGATTTTTGGTTACCTCGCCGTGAAGGCGGAAGAGGAACTGAAATCACTACTCTTCCAGGTGGAGAAAACCTAGGACAGATTGATGATATTGTTTTCTTTCAACGGAAGTTATATAAGACTCTCAACGTTCCAATTTCTCGATTAGATTCTGAAACATCATTCAGTCTTGGTAGATCTTCTGAGATCACTCGCGATGAAGTAAAGTTTCAGAAGTTCGTTGATCGTATTCGTAAGAAGTTCTCTTCTATATTGCTTGAAGCGCTGAAGGTTCAGTTGATCTTGAAGGGAATTATTGGAAAAGATGAATGGGAAGACCTCGCGAGCGATATGGCTGTTAGCTTTATCGAAGATAACTACTTCGCTGAATTGAAAGAATCTGAAATTCTTACAGCTAGAATCGAGATGCTCGACCTATTGGGTGAGAATGTCGGCAAATACTATTCTACTAAATGGATTCGTAATAACATTCTTAAGCAATCTGATGAAGATATCGAAAGAATCGATGCTGAAATTGCAGAAGAAACCCCAGAAGAAGACGAAGGAGAAGCTGAATCCGGCTTTTAAAATATATCCCTTGTCGAAGCGCAAACTATTATAAATATACACTATATGGAACAAACAGAAAAACTCTTTAACGCACTTGTTACTAACAATGCAGAAGGCGTACAGCAAGCATTTCATAATGCTATGGGCGAAAAGATTCAACAAGCGTACGATATCCGTAAGGTCAATCTTACATCAACAGTATTTAATTCTCAAGGAGTAAGTGAAGCGGTTGAACTCGATGAAGCACTTAGTGCAAAAGACTTTTTAAAAGGTGGAGCAACTAAAATCTCAGATAGCGATGTCGATGATTTGCTTGGTAAGATATACGACAGCGGTACTTTAACTAAAGCTCTTGTTCGCAATAAGGTATATCAAGACGGAGAAGATAATCCTAAGAAGAAGAACACCTACAAAAAGGGAACAGCTGATTTTCATCTCTTTCAATTAGGTCAACAAATCGAACAATCAAGATCGTAATATGAAATTAATTACAGAGCATTTAGATCAAGTCGAATACATCACAGAAGCAAACGATAAGGGCGAAAAGAAAGTCTATATCGAAGGTGTATTCATGCAAGCGGAAAAGGAAAACCGCAATAATAGAATTTATCCTAAAAACGTATTAACTGAGGCATGCGCCAAATATGTAAAGGAGCAGGTTAGTACTGGACGAGCAGTTGGTGAGTTAAATCACCCTGAAGGTCCACAGATTAACCTTGATAAAGTTTCACATCGCATCACCGAACTTAATTGGAACGGTAATGATGTTGTTGGAAAGGCACTGATACTAGACACGCCAATGGGTAAAATCGTGAAAGGTCTCGTCGAAGGCGGGTGTAAGTTAGGTGTTTCAAGTCGTGGTATGGGTACTGTTGAGAGAAGAGAAAATAAGTCATATGTTAAGAATGATTTTATTCTTAATACAATTGATATTGTTCAAGATCCCTCTGCACCATCTGCCTTCGTTGAAGGTATTATGGAAGGTGTAGAATGGATATGGGACAATGGTCTTCTGAAGCCTCAGCAAATTGAAAGTTATGAGACAGAAATCAAAAGAGTATCTTCGGGGCGTCTAAGTGAGGCTCAAGAACGTATTTGGCAAGATTTCCTCTCCAATCTCTAATCTAATAAAAGAAAGTTACAAATTATGTCCGAAGATATTATAGAAGACATCACAGAAGAAGCTTTGCTTGAAGATCAGGAGCTTGTGCAGGATACATCTGCCGAAGAAGTTACTGAACAACAAGGCTATTCTGAGACAATCGAAGGTATTCTCCTAGGTGAAGGCAAGAAGTCCAAAACAGAATCTGATGAAGAAGAGTCCGAAGAGGACGAATCTGAAGAAGAGGAAGAAATGGAAGAAAGCGCCAAATCCAAGAAAGAAGAATCTGACGAAGAATATTCCGAAGAGGAAGAAGAAGAAGAAGTAGAAGAAAGTGTTATTGTATCACAGAAACCTACGAATGAATCTAAAAAGGAAGAATCTGAAGAAGAGGAAGTAGAAGAAGAGGAAGAAGAAGAAATGGAAGAATCTGCAGTAAACGAAGATTTGTCCATCCTTATCCAAAGTGAAGCTAATCTAACCGAAGACTTCAAGGCTAAAGCATCAACATTGTTTGAAGCTGCTGTCTCTCAAAAAGTTGTTGCCGAAAGGGAACGTCTTGCTGAAGAGTATGCAAATGACCTTGTAGAAGAAGTTACAGAAGTACGTGAAAGTCTTATCACCAAGATCGATGATTACCTCAGTTATGTGGTTGAGTCGTGGGTAGAAGATAATCAAGTCGCTGTTGACTCTAAGCTTCGTACAGATATTGCTGAAGGTTTCATCGGTTCTCTCAAGCAATTGTTTGTTGAGAATTACATCGAAGTTCCTGAATGCAAAGTAGATCTCTTCGACGAAATGTCGGAAGAAGTTCAAGAAGTAAAAGATGCACTTACCCTATCTGAAAGCACTACTGTAGAGCTTCAAAAAAGGGTGGAAGAACTTTCTCGTAAGAGCATTCTTTCTGAACAATCTGCTGATCTTGCAGCTACTCAAGTAGCAAAGCTTGAAGCACTCACCGAAGAAGTTGAATTTGTATCTGAATCAGTTTTTGCTGAGAAGGTTGCAACAATTAAATCTTCGATGTTCGCTTCTAATTCTAAGTCAGAAGAAATCGTCCTTGAAGAAAATAATTCAAAGTCAGAAATCATTGTTGAAGGTGAAGTTGATTCTCAAGAAGAATTGACATCAGACATGAAGTCATACCTCTCAGCAATCACAAGTCAAATCAAGTAAATTAACGGTGATTCATACCACCAAAAACCAACAAATAGAAAACAAATAATATGTTTAATGCAGAACAAGATATCAAAAAGTGGGCACCAGTACTAGAACACGCTGACGCCGCTCCTATCACAGACAGCTACAAAAAGGCTGTTACCGCTAAGCTCCTCGAAAACACTGAAGTAGCTCTTAAACAAGAGCGTGCTCAGTATGGTAGCCTTAACGAAAATAATCAAGCAACTGGTTCAGTTTCTAACTTCGATCCAGTTCTTATCTCCCTTGTACGTCGTGCAATGCCTAATCTCATCGCTTATGATGTAGCAGGTGTTCAGCCGATGTCCGGTCCAACTGGTCTCATCTTCGCGATGAAGAGCCGTTACAATCCTACTGGTGGAAAACTCGGTCCAGTTGTTGATGGTGTCGAATTCGTTGACGCTACTCAGCCTGAAGCTCTTGGTCTCGACGAGCCTAATACAGCTTTCTCCGGTACTGGTACACATCCAGCAGGCGAAGGCATGCTCACAACTAATGGTGAATCACTTGGAACTGATGGTAATCTTTTCGGTGACATGGGTTTCACAATCGAAAAAGCTGTTGTTGAAGCTAAGACACGTGGTCTTAAGGCTGAATACACAATGGAGCTTGCACAAGACCTGAAGGCTATTCATAACTTGGATGCTGAATCTGAGCTTGCTAACATCCTCTCGACTGAAATCCTTGCTGAAATCAATCGCGAAGTTATCAACTCGATCAACAGTATCGCTGTTACTGGTGCTGCCGGAGCTACAGACGCTGGTACATTCAGCCTTAGCGCTGACGCTGATGGCCGTTGGGCTGTTGAGAAGTTCAAGAGCTTGATGTTCCAAATCGAAGTTGAAGCTAACAAGATTGCACTTACTACTCGTCGTGGTAAGGGTAACTTCATTATCTGCTCTTCTAACGTTGCTTCTGCTCTTGCAGCTGCGGGCGTTTTGGATTACGCTCCAGCTCTTGCAACTAACCTTCAAGTTGATGACACCGGTAACACTTTCGCAGGTGTTCTTAATGGTCGCACTAAGGTTTACATCGACCCATATGCAGGTCCTGATTATGTAACAGTTGGCTATCGTGGAACTAATGCATACGATGCTGGTCTCTTCTACTGCCCATACGTACCACTCACTATGGTTCGTGCAGTTGATGAAGCAACTTTCCAACCGAAGGTCGCTTTCAAGACTCGTTACGGTATGCAACAAAATCCATTCGTCAGTGTCGCACCTGGTATCGGCGATGCTGGTGGTAATTCTTACTTCCGTAGGTTCTTGGTAACCGACATCAATGTTGGCGAAGCGCCTGCTGCATAATTGATCTAGTTTAAATCTTAAGTGGAGATCCTTCGGGGTCTCCACTTTTTTTGTATAAATATATACATGAGCCTAACAGATAATTTTAACTTCTTATCTCCGACAGGATTTAAGCTATCGATCGAATCACCCAAATTCGATAACCTAGAGTACTTCATTACAACAGTTTCTCTTCCGAGTATGTCATTAAGTGAAGTAGATTCTAGTTTTCGAAATCAGCAAGGATTTGTAAGCGGCGATCAGGTCAATTATGATTCTCTCGAAGTAACATTCTCGGTTGATGAAGATATGAAAAACTATGTTGAGGTCTTCAATTGGATAAAGGAAACGGCTGAGAGCGATAGACAAGTCACCAATGATATTATATTGAGCATTCTCACGAGTCATAACAATATTAATCGACAAATTAGGTTTGTACGAGCAATTCCAGTTTCTCTTGGAGGTGTCGAATTCACTACTCAGGCGACAGACATTGAATATCTTCAGAGTTCTATATCGTTCAGGTATGACTATTTCGAGATACTTAAGTAGTATAAATACTTTTATATTATGATACTTGATGAAATTTTAAAAATGTGGAGTGAAGATGTTAAGATTGATGATCTTAACCTTGACGAAGAAACAACGAAGTCAGCTAAGCTTCACTCAAAATACTTAGAGCTCTTTACACTTGCTAAGCTGCAACTAAAGAGAAATGAAACGGAGATGAATAAGCTTCGTAAGAATAAGTGGTTGTACTTTAGTGGTAAGATGACTAAAGAAGAAATGGATAAGCTTGGTTGGCAATATGATCCATTCAATGGCATGACTAAACCACTCAAATCTGATATGGATATGTATTACAACTCTGATGAAGATATCATTCGAGTAGCAGGTAAAATCGATTATCAGAAAATGATGGTAGAAGTTCTCGAAGAGATTATGAACAACTTGAGATGGAGACACACTAACATTAAGAATATCTTAGAGTTTAAAAAGTTTACATCTGGAGCGTAACTTAATAATATTTAGAACATGCTCAATATCCGTAAAGTTAACGAGGCTAAAATACACATATCCAGCGATGACAGTGGCGTATTGATGGAGTTAGGCGAGTATTTTACGTTCTTCGCTGAAGGCTATAAGTTCATTCCAAGTTATCGCAATAAGATGTGGGATGGAAAAATTCGACTCTTTTGTAGGAGATCTCAGACAATGGCGTTTGGTCTCTTAGGTAAGATTGTTGAATTCGCTACAGATCGCAATTATGAAATTAACCTTGATGAAGCGATTAAACCTACACTTAGTTCGACTAACGAAGAACTAGACACTTTCATTAATGAGCTATCTCTATCATCTAAAGAGAATGCTATTCAAGCTCGTGATTATCAGATCGCCGCATTTAAAGAAGCTGCTACATCTCAGAGAACGATACTACTCTCTCCTACAGGTTCTGGCAAATCTCTTATGATCTATATGCTTGCTCGATACTTTTTGTCGAAAGAGATGGATCGAAAGGTGCTGATCGTGGTTCCTACTACTTCGCTCGTAGAGCAGATGACAAAAGACTTTGCTGACTATTCCTCGAATGATCCTGATTATAACGTTGATGAAGAGGTGCATAAGATCTACTCAGGAAAGGAAAAGTTTGACATTAACGCATCGATCGTTATTACTACATGGCAGAGTGCTATTAAACTTCCTCTGTCATGGTTCGATGCCTATGGCATGATTGTAGGTGATGAAGCTCATACCTTTAAAGCAAAGAGTCTAACTACTATTATGGATCGTTTAAGTAAAGCGTATGTCCGTATAGGAACGACTGGTACTCTTGACGGCGGTAAAGTAAATGAGCTAGTTCTTGAAGGAAGCTTTGGTCCAACATATAAAGTAACGAGCACAAAGAAGTTGATGGACGAAGACACATTGGCAGATCTGAATATACAATGCCTAGTGCTGAAATATCCAGACGCAATGAAGAAAGCAATGGCGAAAGCAACCTATCATGAAGAGATTGATTGTATTGTAGGTTACGAAAATCGTAATAAGTTCATTACTAATCTTGCTCTCGACCAAA